CAATACCCATTAAATCAGGATGATCTGCATCGCCTACCATTTCCGCTTCTAAATGTCCTGCCTTCATACGAATCTTAGACATTTCAAATACACCACGGGTGCCAGCTTTAAACTTTGCCTGTTCTGGAGTAAGTGTAGTTCCTTGTAAATTAATATGCCCATCAGCCTGCATATTAATATCACCATCAGACTTTATATTGATATTACGTTTTGAATGAATATCTAAATCACCACCAGACCAAATCTGCATCTTCCATTTTGCAGAAAGGTCTAATCTGTCATTACATCGGATTAAAACTTCATCGTCATAGGTGTGTACCACTCTTCCTTTAACATAAACATAATCATCATGCATAGAGATATCATAACGATCTCCCTTAACGTAATCTGTCTTATTACCGGCATGGTCGATCTCGTAGAATGTTCCTGCTCGGTGATACTCATGGATACGTTCCCCACCTGGCGTATCGTCAAATTCTTTAATGTGTCCTGATTCAGATTCGTAAACTTGGTTAAATGGATACTGTGCATTGAAATCACTTGTAGGTTGGTTCCAATGTTTCTTATTAAGTCCCGTTTCAGGATCTGGTGAACCAATGTTTACTTGACGTTCTCTAATATCAGATTTGTATTGCAATACTGGATGGGGATCGACAACCACCACCCCACCATTTATATAAGGTGAGAATGTACTAGTATCTACAGCTGTACTGCCAGGCCCCGTCCAGGCGGTGCCATCTGCACTGCCAAGGGCTATTGTCAGAGAGTCAGTCCCAGATACACTTAAAGCCTCAAAGACCCTACCGTTGAGCTCCTGCATTCCTCGCACACCAGCGATCTGTATAATGTCACCCGCTGCGATTTCAGGCTTTGCATTAGCCCCCATACTTTTATTTGCTGCAGCGAAAAAGCCAGCTTGTGTAGTAACTGTATTACCAGAAACACTAGTAATCGGTATACCACCCATAGCCAGTGGGTTCATATCTGGAGTTTCTATTATAATTAAATCGCTATCTCCAACATCAGACCATTTAATATCTTGTCTACCATGTTTAGGATCATCCATTTCATAGATGCCCGTACCATAATATCCACTTTCATATAAAGCCTTGGCCTGTTTTTCTTGTGTGGGAGTTAAATCTTTCTTTGCAACATACTTAACCCGTGGGTGTGTTACACGATAAGATTCATTCGATTGTCCAAACTGGCCAGTATTAGTTCCTTTACCCCAGCCCGCTCTACTATCATCAGTAGGAGTTCCATCTTCTGATACCACAGCCCGATCTCTTATCCAAGGATAAGTAGGCATTGTACTTGTTGGGTCTCGCCAGAAACCATCCTCCAAATACCCTGTAGTTATAATATAATTCTGTCTATCAACCCCCTTTAACCTACTGTAAGATAATACTAATTTGTCTGTTAGAGATTCTGGATTTGTTTCTGTTTCGCCTATTCTAAAAAATGGTTCGTAATCCGTACCATCTTTAGAATATGTCATAGTATCAGGCCATAACATTGTGCCCATTTTAGACCATGATGTAGGTAGTCTAGCATCACTTACTACTCGCCGAGTAGTCTTAAACATCAAATGCAATAAATCAGAATGAGTTATTCTAGAAGTTGAAGCAGGACCTATTTCCATTAATGGTGGACTATTAGTCCAAATAGATGTATTAATTGCTTCGGACAAAGCAGCCGGTGAACCAGAATCAGATGTAATTACTAATGGGTCAGGATCTGTAATTAAATCTTGATAATTTTCATCTTCACTTTCTTTAGCCCAATTTAATACTCTAGGAAATAAAACATCACTTGTATAATCGAATTCAATATACTTTTGTGTCAGGGCTCCAGTAAGACTCCCAAAACTTAATTCACTAGGTGGATGAGGTATTTTACTTTGATCATTGGTAGGATCAAAAAATCCATATTCATAATCATTATATTTTTCTTCTGAACCTGGTATAGTTACATTATCATCTTTACCATATAGTTGTGATTGTGGGAATTCTTTATATGTTCCACGGTATCGAGCCCACTTACGGGACATAGTGTTCCCACCAGTTAAAGCTGTTGTTGTATTGTTGCCTGGTAATGTGCCAATTACAACGGCATCATCCATCCAATTGGTATCTTTAAAGAACCCACACACCCAAGTTCCTTCTACTAGATTAACTGATGCTTCACCTACACCGGCCATAGACCCACCACCAGTGGGTTGCATAACCTGTGCCCAGGGCAAATCTTTAGTTAATATTTTTGTTTTATCTTCGGTATGATAACCAAGCCAACGAACTCTGACCCGTCCTAATTTTTCTGGATCGAATCTATCCTCAACTACACCCACACCCCATACAAATCCATCTTGTCCTGAAAATGACATATATTATCCTCTCTCTCATATTTATATGAGCAAGAGAACATAATAAATAGTTGGCTCCGGGGGAAGGAGTCGAACCTTCAGTGCCCTGTCAGGCGCCAGATAAACTGTCTGGTGTGTTTACCGATTTCACCACCCCGGAATATTTTTACATATTAGCAGCTATTTGTCTTATTGTATATTCATTCATCGCATGAAGTAATCTGGTAACACCTATACCACCACCAACTCTAGGAAAGAAATCTAAACTGAGAAAAGCATCCAATTCTTTTTCTACTCTTTCCTGACCAAATTTATCAAATAATAAATTTGCATATAAGCCTTCCGATATAGACAAAAACATATCTCTCATTTCATGGACATCACTAGATCGTTCAGCAGATCCAATTGTTTCCTGTCCTGCAATAATAACGTCTATCTTAGCGGCTGTACCATCGCCATTTTGTTTCATGTTCCAAAACGGTGAAGTAGAGTTAGGAAAGTTTTTAATCATGCATACTCTTCCTTGCCACCGTTTACACATTTCTTCCTCATGGTCATGGTCTAATTCTGTAGTATTAAAATAATCACACCATTCTAAATAATCTTTATCTACAATGCTATGTCTATTTCCAAATCCCATATGTTCGCAAAGCTCTCTTTCCATTTGTTCTAAATCGTGAATGTCACCTGGCATTTCAAATTCAAACATTGGAAATATAATATCATGTCTGCCTTCTTTTATTTCTTTTTCTTCTCGATAGGATGTGGAGATACAAAAAAATCCCGGGACTTCGGGATTGTTTAATAGTTCGTATTCAAGCCACATTTGGCCGGTCTGAGGCAGAGGCCATACTTCTCCATTATAATTGTATGTCGCTACTGTTGTAGGATCTTCACAAGCTGCTAATATTGATAATCTGTTTTGTGTATGTACTTCTTGAAAACCACGGGCCAAAAAAAAGTCACGCAATAACGTGACCGCCGTAGTGTACTTCTCTGGATTAATTAATTGTGTCATATAAGTTTCCTCATCAAATTTATATTATTTATAAAAAAACCCATCTCTAGGAGATGGGCTTTTCCAACTGAAGTCAGAGGATATCGGTTGCAAGCAGAGCCTTGTTCGTAACTTATGTTCGTTGATTTTCTATATGTTCTTAGGCGTCCCTAAGGCCTACACTGTCATTGGTAGGACTTTAACTCCTGTTTTATTATACAACCCTATATTAATATCGTTCACGTTTCATCTTTCTTCTCCTTCTTTTCAACAGGTTTTTTAACTAAAGACAATCCCATAGCCGTAGTAGCAAATTCCTCTGCTCTATTGAGAGTTACCTTCCCATTAAGATATAAAGTTCTAGCTATACCCTTTAAAGGTTTACGATTGTTTTTCGGCCTCATCATTTGAGGTTGGTCAGCATTTCTCAGCTTATCTTTTTCAGACTGAAAAATTTTATTAAGTTCCTGGTTAATTAACATCATCCTTCTCCCATTGGCTGTGTAGGTAACTCGGGAGTTTCAATCCCACCTTTAGTAGCCCGTATTAAACATTTATTTTGCTTCGCATATTGTTTTGCAACATTATATGCCTCTACACCATTAGTGCTTACAAACTGAGCAACTGGTTTGACATCTTGCTCATCATCATGTCTTAACATCACATAATGCTTCCCTTTCATTTCTCTCAATTCAATATACATTATTTAAAAAATACCTCAGTAAGTTTATCTTCTTGTCCAATACGACCCTTTATAAAAGTGTTCACAGCTAAACTAATTCTAGGTGTATCTGATTCATTAGGTAATACAAAATGTGTTACATAAGAAGGAAATAAAAGTAGTTTAAAATTAGAATTAGGCACCCACCAACTTTGACCATTATATTCATTAGCTTCTTCAAGCTCTAAGTCCCAGGCATCACCAAAAACACAAGACCTAGAATTACCAAAATATATAGGACATTCATCACCCGATACATAAAATACTCCACTTATAAAACTATTAGCGTGCCAATGACTATGGTGGTCCTCTCCTTTTCGATTAATATTAAACCATGATTGTGTAATATAAAATTTATATTTTTTAGAAATCTTTAAGAGTTCGTGGGCATAAAAATCAATATGTTTTTCTATAAAGGTTTTAAGACCTAAAAATTCTTTACTTTTTAATATATAAGAATTTACAGTACGATCTCCATGACCCTTACCACGGGAACCATACTTTAAGGACTTAATAACCTTTAAAGTTTTAGCATCTATTGTATATTCTTCTTCGGGTTGACAAACTGGAATAGGATGAAGTTGGATAACTTGATACTTATCTTCCATTCCTATTCTCTCTAAACTCAGTTATCTTAATATCATCAACACAAACCCAACGAGTATGATCTGAGCCAACGTGTTTAATCATAAAACCCAAATCACCTTTAAGGTAAATGGGGGTATCAACCGTCAGCACTTCCCAGGTATGTTTTCTTTCCTGTGAACGTAATTGTCTATTGCGTTGATTGGTAGGCAACAGCTCTACGATATCTCCAACTTTTGGTAAATTAGTTCCCACGGTATTTATCTGTTTGCAAAAAGTTTTGCAAATGGGTTTCAGCTGTTGCAAGGTTTTTCAAAGCTTCCTCTACACAAAACTTCTCAACTTCTTTTATAAATTTACCTTGATCTAAACGTACCTTTAGATCGGTTTGTAATTCTCTTACTCTATCCAAAAATTCTTGTCGTTTACTCATCTGCCTATATCCTTAATGTTTGATTGCGAGATAACTTGATAACCGCCTTTGTTATAAGCTGGTGCAATCGTGTGGTTACTGTTGTAAGATTTTCTTGGAGGTGTTACTGCACCTAATGCTCGTGTATCTTTAGAAGGTACATCCCACATGGGGCACTTGGTATCCCGCCTAGGCCTTAAATCTATACGATATGGATTCATATTATAAGATATCATACTATAATGCTAACATATAAATGGTTGAAAGTCAATAGAAAAAAAGGAGGGGCAGGTCGTACAAAAGTTTGAGACCTTACTCCCCTCCGTTACTTCCAATAATTAGAAGCTAAAATCTTCTTCGTCGTCGTCATCATCATCATCAGCTGATGTTAGTGCCTCAGCTTCAAGGTCCACACCGGCATCAACTTTCGTATACAGATCAAGGAACGAGTCCTTGGTTTCTGAATCAAAGCGGCTGATGCACATTGATATGGCTTTCAGCTTATCTTCTTTAAAGATTGCAAAGGCATTGATCACATGGACCAATCGTCGGGTCGAAATGATTTCGTCCACACCACCTTCATAGAAGGTCTTGCGGATTACATCTGCCCATTTTACCAGGTTCTCCACAAACGGCTTGTCCACTTTATCGTGTTTGGCCAATTCGTTTACGAGGATTTTTTCCTCGATCTTTGCAGTCGGATAGGACTGTTCGATGGTGACAGGAAATCGTTCCAGGAACGATTCGTTCATAATGTTGGTGCCGATAAAGCGACCATCATCAGATCCCTGTCCCTTGGTGTTCGCAGTAGCGATCACGTTGAAACCTTCAGCAGGATGAACCCACTTGCCAATCTTTTTAAGATAGATTGACGACCCTTCGAGGACGGGTTGCAAGCACATAATCTTATTAGATGCAAGGTCAATTTCGTCCAACAATAACAGGGCGCCACGTTTCATGGCAGTAACAACGGGTCCGTCGTGCCAGACTGTCTCACCATTCAACAACCGGAATCCACCAATCAAATCATCTTCATCGGTTTCGACGGTAATGTTCGCACGGACAAATTCACGTTTTAGTCGAGCACACGTTTCTTTGACCATCAAGGTTTTGCCGTTACCAGAAAGACCGGTGATAAACAAAGGATAAAAAACCCGTGACTTAATTACATCTTTCACGATATTAAAATTACCCCAAGGAACGTAGCCTTCAAACTTCTCAGGCACGTAGGAATCTTGTTCGTCCATAACACCAACAGCAGAAGGAGCCATCTGCACAACGGCTTCAGAAACTGCGGAACGAATTTCAGTGGGTACTGGTCCAGAAGTATTCTGAACGGTCATCACTTCGCTGATTTCGCCACGGTCATTAGGTAAGTGAAACAACCCACGGGACTTTTTAAGCCCGGAACCAGACTTCGTAATCCACTGAGGATACGATAAGCCGGATTCATCAACCACATTTTGAATATCAGCACGATCTACCAAATTGGTGCTTTCACCAAGGATCTCCCGGGCTGCTTCAACAAAAGCAATCCGTTTGGCATTCATGGTTACAACTTTGTTACTCATAATATAAGAATCTCCTAATATTTGATTCATTCAATTCCAAACATCATTATAAACGATATCCTGTGCTATGTCAAATTGACCGCTAAGTCCTTGATTTTGCAGAGAAATTTTTTCGACTAAATCCTTAGTCTTTACCAAAATCCTCAAAAATAAGTCTTTAGAATCAGTCACTTGGCGCAGGATGTCGATGTCGTTTTTAGACAAGTAATGTCGCATTTACGCAATTAGACTCATCATCCGATCTGCGAGAATTCGGGATCCAAATTTGCCCTTCTGAGATTTCATAAAGGCTGTTTTCAATTTACCTTTGGAGGTATTCTCGTCCACATCGGTCAGGCCTTGGTCGTTGATCTGCATAGTACCAGAGGGCACTACATAAAATTCATCATAGGCACAGTACTTAGTAGGTATAGTAGCAAAACCATTTTTCTTGGCACCCTTTCGGACTTTAGCATAAAGTTCTTTATTGTAGTTATACCATCCAAGGTATTGCTCTAATGATCTACGTTTAATAGTTTTTCCAGCACTATTATTATCAAGGAAGATGCCCAGGGTTCTCACACCATGCGATTCTCTAAGCAATCTAACAAGCAGACGGACTTGAGCATTATACATATGAACTCGGAAAGGAGCTTGATCATCCAGCTTATAAGATTTTCTGGTAATGGGGCAAGTGTAAACACTTTGGCTTCCATAACTACGCAAACTATTTACTCGGCGCATCCTTCGATCTTCTGGAGCTATGTCTTTTATAACACCATCAAAACCAGTATTGGCATCGCCATCTGTAAGGGTTATAAGGTTACATTTATGCAACTTATATTTCTCAACAAAATTCGGGATTATAGTCTGCAAGGCTACAAGGGCTTCTACCAAAGGTGTGCTGCCCATTGCAAATTCTTCCAAATTATAATCATTTCTGTAATGTTTGGCGCAAGCATGGCCAACAGCATAAAGAGCTTTAGTCATTCTATTCATTTCTTTTGCAGACATTCTTGAACTAAAGAAATTCAAAAGATTGAAAGTAGACATCCCTTCAACTTCACCAACATTAGAAGTAAATCTGTCAGCCTTGTACTTTAGCCAATCTTTATTCAGAATAAAATCACCACCATCATTGGCAATTTTTGATGCCATAGCTGGACTGTATGAATTTGAAAATGCATAAACTTCAAACGGGATATTTACCTTCTGGCAAAACCATACGAGGTTCAAAAGCTGTTGGATTGTCTTATCCATATTATAGGTCATAGAAGCTGACCAATCGAGCAACATTACCATACCGTGATTTTTACCATCCGGCATAATCGCATTTTTCAGAAAAATATCTTCATTATACTT